ATGGCAATTTCAGATAGTTACTTGAAGGCGTGCATCAATAAGGAACGAGAAAAAGTAGAAGAGAAGGCCGATCGTGATGGTCTTTGGGTACGTGTCTCCAAAAAGGGGACGGTGACTTTCTTCTATCGGTATCGTTTTCTCGGCAAGCAGGACAAGATGACCCTGGGTAGCTACCCTGCACTGAGTCTAAAATCCGCTCGTGATGAAGTAGAAAAATGGGCATCCGTGTTGGTTGGCGGAGATAACCCAAGAATTAAGCGAGACTTGGAGCGCGGGAAAATTTCAACGCGCTATACCTTTGAAGAACTCTTTCGCGAATGGCATGGAATGGTATGCATTCAGAAAGGAAATGAGGCTCAGGTATTGCGGTCTTTTGAAATACACGTTTTCCCCCGCCTTGGTAAGTACCCTGCAGCTGAGTTAACGGTTCATAACTGGCTAACACTATTAGACAAGATGGCAAAGGCCTATTCAGAAGTGACACGCCGGATCATCAGTAACGGCAAGCAATGCTATTCTTGGGCTGTAAAGCGCCAGTTGGTTACAGTGAATCCTCTGACGGAATTAACAGGTAGGGACTTCGGTCTGAAAAAGGGGATGGGTAAGCGAACGCTTTCTAGGGATGAGATCGCTCTGTTCTGGAGGGCTTGCGATGAATGCCGGATGAGTGTCAGAAACAAGTTAATGCTGAAATTATGTCTCTTCTTTGGCTGCCGTATCTCTGAATTACGCTTGGCAAAGGTAGGTGATTTCGACTTTGTTGAGGGGGTCTGGACTGTTCCGCCCGAAAACCATAAAACGGGTGGGAAAACACAACGGGCAATCGTTCGCCCGATCATCGCCGAAATAGTTCCGATGCTGAAAATGTTAATGGGCTTAGCTGTAGGAGAATATCTTTTTTCGAGTAAACAAGATGGTCCGATGTCATCGGGTAATCACTTGAGCCTGCCGGCTAATCTGCGGCTCTTCATGATTAAGGCATATGATGAGAACGTCCCTCATTTCTCCGTGCATGATCTGCGCCGTACAGCCCGAACAAACTTTTCCGACATAACTGATCCACATATCGCAGAGATAATGCTGGGCCATATGTTGCCGGGGGTTTGGGCTGTTTACGACAAGCACACCTACCTGGATGAAATGAGGGGGGCGTATGCTAAGTGGTGGGCAAGATTGATGAGTATTACTGAGCCCGACGTTATTGAATTCAAGCCAAGGTCTGCCGGATAAGGCGTCCGCGCTCATCACGTGGTGCGTGAAGCTTAGCAAGGGGCTTTGCTCGCTTTACTTGAGTTTCAGCTGCTTGCCAAGCGATTACTTTATATCGATACCACTTGTTTGTCCCTCCCGCCATAGTGATATCTGGCTCAGGAAAGGGGTTATCGTCGGCATGTCGTTTCCTGTATCGCTCCAGAGTACGTGATGAGCACCCGATTAAGTCGCAAATTTTTGATGTTGTCATCCAGCCGTTATCATCTTGCATGTTTACCTCTGCTATTTACCCGCATCAACCCTCATGCACGCGCAACTGAGCCTCATCCATGCTGGCGGTTTCTCGGGCCAGTAGGGCGCTATTTTTGTTGCGTGCTTGTCGAGGATTTCGCGGTAGGAAAATTTATTGGTGGGGGAGCGGTATTCTGTTAGGGCTTCTCTGGCGGTGCTGCGCAGTAGGTTATCTCTGGCTAAGTCCACGACATCCACCCAGTAGCTGATCAAACTGCTGGCGTAAGGTAATACAGCGAACAACTGATTCCGGTTCGCTCTTCAGGTAGCTGTCGGTTATTTTCTCCCTTTTGCCCTGTGCTGTTCGAGGTTTGGTATGCATCTGATATTGCGGATCTACCGATATCACGCGGATAGATTTCTGCCTGCTTTTAGCCATATGAAACACACAAACGACATGCTTTGATGTTGATATTTGAGAACGTACTGAGCGTATGTCTTTTATGGTGATTGAGGACTTAGGGAAGGCTTTTTGTAATACTTCCAGGTGACCAGCGCAATCATAGTGACCGCCGTCTTTCACCAGAAACTTAATGAAATCGTAATTCGTCTTTTCCGATTGTTCCGTCATTTCTTAATCTCACCATTGTAGGTTTCATGGGACATCAATCGCCAGGTGGTGCCATCGTCTTTTGATAAATAGCGCCACCAAGGGGTGACCGGGAGAGTTAAATATTTATGTTGATAGGTGCGGCGTGGTTTTGCCTGCCCAGCTCGATACGCGCACAGAACCACCTCAGCTTTAGCGCTGATATTTTCAGGAATTCTTGGCTTCATATTGGTAACCGGTTATGCAAATGAAAACCCCGACATAATCGGGGTAGGTTAGGGGGGGTTATAGACCTTGGCGGCGCATCATTAATTCGATGAAACCTTTGGGGCTGGTTAACATTTCGTCCCCTCTGGCAAGCTGAGAGCTTACGATTACCCCCATTTCGTTATAAGTATGCAGGACTCGACAGGAGACATAAGTCGGCTTGTGAGGGGGGACTGCAACCTGACTGTGAAGCTGCTTCTCGCAGTCGATAAAATAGCGTCTAACCTGTCTGCCTTTCTCGTTCCGTTCGACCATCGCCAGTTCTTTGGCTGTGTCGAGGGTCAGGTGGTAGTCCTTGCGGTTGTGTCCGCCGCGTATTTTTGCTTCCCGAATCTGGGAAGCAATCACATAGTCTTGATTTTCAACGAAACCGTACTCAGCGATGCGTTCGGAAATCCAGGAGGAAAAATGCTTACCCACGCCTAAAAACTTATGAAGGTTACGGGCATCACAAAGCAACGTCGAATCGTCGCAGATATCGCCATTGAATATGGGTACGAGTTGATTTTTCATGGATTCTCTCTAATTGTTTGAAATTAAGCCATTAATCGTCCTTGGTTCAGTGCGCACCTTAGGTAGTGTGGTAAATAAAATGGATTAAACAAATAGGTTTCGTAGATCAATAATGAAAAACCGATCGTTTTGAGCGATCGATAGAGGTGAGAGGCAAGAAAATTCCTAATATTTTGATTTGAATCATGAAAACCACAAAACGTGGTTAGTCGTTGATGACCTTCATCATGACCCATGCAAAGGTCATGACACCGCCAACGAAACCGAACAGGGCGAGCACTATAAAGACGGTGAGCCAGTCAATCATTGCCGCCCTCCGGTGCTGCTGCCAGCGAAACAGGATTTCCGCAACATTGGCAGAACTTCACGCCGTTTTCGGTCGGGCCGCCATCATCACATCCTTCGCCGCCACACTCATGGCACCTAACTGCCCGAGAAACTTTAAACTCACCGGACAGCGCACCTTTCGCTCCGTTTGCTGCGGTTAATGTCAGCGGCATGATGCAGTAATCATCCGGCGCTGCTGGCGCTGGCGGGGCGGTGTAGAGCGGGCTGACGTTCCTGGCCTGCCCCTCGTCAATTGCCCATTGCGGCGGAGCCTCGCGATCAATGACGGGTTTAAAATCCTGCGGGCCTTCGCATGTGATGTATGAGGCCCACTCATAGCTCCAAGCCACCGGCTGCGCCTCCCGGTTAGCCAGGAGCTCGCGTGCCATTGATACCGATGCATCCAGGACAGAACATGCGTCGAATTCACCTGCTGCAATCGCATTAAGCTGCTTAGTCGTTAGTGTCTGTGTCATGCATCAATCCCCCACCCATATTTCTGGCCAGCCCACAATGACAACCGCTGATGATGCGTTCCAGTCTTCATCGTCGCACTCTCCGTGACTTAAATTGTCCTTTGCTGCCTTCTTCGCATCGTTATAGTCTCTAGCTTTAACTTGATAATCGAAGTAGCCGCGATCAGTATTCAAAATGACAGTGAACTTTTTCAGTGGCTTGGCCATCACTCATCACCCTCAACTTTAAATCCTGCTATGCGTATCTCGCGCTTAGCCAGCGTAATAGCTTCCTCAAACGCCTTTTCTTGCTCCGTCCAATAGCCGTTTGTTTTTGGCAGACGCACCGGCGTAGCCAGCCGCTTTTCTGCCGCCGCTAGCCTCGCAGCCATCGTTTCCCACAGCTCAGCGTTGCCGCCTGCCAGCGCCACCACGCGCTTTTCCCGTTCTTTCAGCTCATCGATAGCAGCCATGATCGACTCGTTGTCGGGATTGCAGCCCAGCTCGTTGCCGATTTCTTTGAACACTTGGGAGGCGTCTGCTTTAACGGCTTCCAGCTCGGCGATGCGCTTATCCTTCGCTTCCAGATTGGCCTCGGCTTCGTTAAGTGCAGCAGCTACCTCACGCCAACTTTCCCGGCACGATTCCAGCATGTCCCAATCTGGATTGAAGTTAGCCAGTTTTGATAGCTGCTCCTTGAGGAATGCATTGCTTTTCCTTGCGGCTTCCAGCTCTGCCAGCAGGGCGGATACGTACTCTTGCGAGTAGAGTGGATCAACGACTGCGCCATCATTCCGATCGGCTTTGGAGCGCTCAGCCATTGTTTTATCCGTGAATGTGCGGTCTTGATACATCTTCCCGCCGGTGACAATGAATCCCACCGGCTTGCTCAGTTCGCTCAGCTTATTGTCCATCTCGTTACCTCACTCTGAATCCGTTGCAGTTGCGAAGGAACTCGACGATGTAGCCCTTCATTCTGGCGTGACATTCTTTGTCGTTACCGTTGCACCAACCGTCCGGCGGAGTCCATGCTTCAACCAAATCAGCCATCTTCTTGGCCTTGGCTGGAGTAGCAGTTGCCGTGTCACAGAATTTGCGCGTGTCTGTCAACGTTTCCATGCCCGGGATATCCAGCACACAAAACCATGTGTGATTTGGCATTTCGACGTCAGGAATCCGTTGGTTTGGTCTGCGAATATCAACCATGCATACGCTCATAATGCTTTCTCCTGGGCCTATGGACAGCAACGGTCACTGCCGTAGCAGTAGAACCCGCCGTCTTTCTGATTTGACTCGCCACGCTTTCCACACCCCGGACAGGTTGCGGTTTCTGGCTCCTGGGCCTCGGCCCGACGCGCGCCTTTTGATGGCATGATTAGCCAATAGGTTAAGAATGATTTTTCTCCGCTGAAAAGCACTCGATTGCTAATCCAGCGCCTCATGCCAAACAACCTACGCACCTCTCTGTTGCTCTTACGCTTAGCCATGCTGGGCCTCCTGCGGTTTTGGAAATCCGTCATAAACTTCTGACAGGTGCCCGCGTATCTGCATGCGGCGTAGAGCGCTGTACATGTAATCGCACTCAGCCTGCTTGTTGGCTTGAAACGGTTTTCGTGAATACCAAACTGCGTTACCAGGCCAGCCGTGAACCTTATGGACCCTGCCGCCTTTTACGTGAAGCAAGCCCCATCCAGGAGGCAAATCAGACGCTTCTATAAATCCAGGCTCGGCCATGAAAAACCGCCAGTCACCCATTCCTTGATTTGGCATTCTTCTGAAAGATTTTTTCTTATCAGCCAGGAAGTCAGCGCGTGAGCACTTAACCTCAATTAGGCAAGAGGCGAGACTTCGGAATCCGATCGCGTCCGGTTTCTCTCCGGTAGAAACAGCAGCAACAAACCGATCATGGAATGCCACTTTGAATCCGTTATTGCGCAGGAACCGTTCGGCAATCAGACAAAGTTCGCTGTGTGTCAGCGCTGGCTTCAGTTCATTTGCTGGCATCACGCACCTCCCAGCACACGCCAGCCTTAACCAATTTGCGGCAGTGAGCGATGATTTCGCGTCGGGTTACATCACCAAGACGCCACGGCGAATAGAATGGGGATTCGTCAACGGAATCGTAATTTTCCCAGCCTGCAGCATCGTGGGCTTTACCGATTCCGTCCCAGTCAGTGGTTTGCAAAATCAGTGCGTCATGAAGCAGATAAAACGCATCGTAGCTGTCAGCCTCTCCCCAATAATCAACGGTGGTTACTTGCCACTGGTCGAAATCAAGTCGGCATTCATAGCCCCATCCCAATTCGAATTCATCAGCTGGATACTGGCGGGGCATGAGGGCCATCAGCAGGCGCATAGCTTCAGTGCTGAATTTCTTCTCAATGCGAGCCTTGCGGTTGTCGTATGGGCGCTCTTTCATTTGGCCTCCAGGCTATACAGGAAGAATTTGTCCATGGCTGAGCCTGCAAGTTTGCTGATGTCATGCTGCTGAATACCCCAGACGATCGCGTAAAGGCACCAGATGTATCCGTTGCTGGCTTCGCGGCAGCTCGTTTCGAAGAAGTCAGTTAGGTCGATATGCTCGCAGCTAAAATCATGCACCGCGATTACTGCTTCATACTCATACCCGGACGCCTGCTTTAGTTCTTCAATTGCTTCTACTGCTTCCTCCTTGGCTTCTTCGAAAGACTCTTCATCGTCAAAATCGTCATCCGCACATTCCAACCAGTCATCAAGATATTCCTGAGCACGGGCCTCGAAAGCTTCTGGCGACCACTCGGTATAAACTTCGCGGCGGTAACCACCGCCGCCATGCTGCAACTTTTCAGACCAGTACCCTGGGTTGATCGACAGCTCACCTTCGTTCCGCATGAAATCGTGCTTATCCATACGGAAGAAATCGAACATGTCATGCAGGCGACTGAAAACGTAGGTACCCATATCGCCGCCGATACACAAATGGCCTGGCCAGGTAGTTAGGGTGAAGTGGTAGCAGCTGCTGCGGCCACGTGCGAAGTGAAGGTGACGAAATATCCCATCGTCATTCTCAATGCTCATCCTGTGGTCGCGGGTATCGCGCTCAAAACGTGCGAGAACTTCAGCGTGTTTCATTTGGCCTCCCGCAGCTCTTCGCCTTCGAATTTCGTACCACAGAGAGGGCAATAACTCATCATGCAAAGGTGATCTGCCTTGGTCTGGTTGCTAGCCAGTCCGCCGCCCTTGCGCTTGCGGTAATAGCGGAATTTAAAATTCATCGCCACTGGTGAATGATCGCCACCGTTGAAGTTCCAGAGTGAGTTCTCAAAACCAGATTCGGCAATATCACCAAGTGTGTCGCCAACCTTTTCAGTGATACGTTCTTTAAACAGCGCGGCAGTTTTATCGAAGCAATTACAGGCCATATTATTTATTCCCCTGTTCTTCATCATCGAATACCTGGGGGTGCTGCTGCCGGTACTCGTTGAGAATGGTGTTTATTTCCACTCGGGTACCTGGAGAGAGCAACAGAACGTCACCTTCTTCTCTGGTCATGTTGGCTGCGTCGTAGAGTAGTTCGCAGAGCCTGCGAGCGCGGGTAGCGCTGAATTGCGGGATGGCGGTTGATTTGGTGGCTTTAGCCTTGCCTTTCTCCTTCGCCTTGCCTGCGTCACCCTTCAGAACTTCACCGGCTTTCGCACCGTGCTTTTTGACGCGCTGCACTGCCAACGGAATATCAACCTCACCTTTTTCAACTAATTGGTGAACGTCATGATTGGCAGAAATAAGCACCATGGCATTGTCGACTTTATAGCGAGGAATATGTAAAGCCTCTGATATTTTATCCGCCGATAAATTAAGGTTTAGCAAGTCTTTAACCAGCAACGCCTCTTCATAATCAGTTATCGGCAATTGCTCATTGCTGGTTCTAATACGAGCGATGCGATCAACATCATTTCCTTCGAATGGTTCTATTTTTATCCACTCGACAGGCAATCCCGCTTCATCACGCATACGGCGGTAGGTCAGGGTGCGGCGGTGTCCCTCAATGATCCACACACCGCCCTCATCGCGAGGTATTACCTCAAGATTTGGAACCTTTCCGCCCTTAGACATGTATTGGAAAGTTTTTTCATTTGCTTCGCGATAACGGTCATTATCGATTCGGCGATTAAATCCCTCTTTAATATGAATGTCGTCAAGGCGAATTAATAAAGATGTTTTACCGCGCTTAATGATTTTTTCATCAATCATTTTATTAAATGAATTAGCTATCGGTTTAGCCATTGCTTATTCTACCTCGCTGATAATATCGCCAATGGCGTGAAACTCTCTGGAGCGTTTGGTGGGGTGGGTAATCGCATATCGCAGGGTAAATGCCGCGCCATTGTCACGCCCTTCCCATTCACAGCGTGCCGCGACTATCTGGCCCTGTACCGGGTTTCCCCGGTGGTCGGTGTAATTGACGACAGCCCCGATGTGAAGCGTTGGTGCGCATACGTTGGGTGCTAACGGTTGCTTGCTTATCCCCATACCACCCCCAGCGCCAAAATCCCGATAACAAAAATGGTGGAATAAAACACGGTCTCTCCCTTGGTGGGCTCGCTACGGCCATAATTGGTGACGTCCTCACCAGTCAGGCGGTATAGATGACCCGCCCGGCGGTCAAATTTAATATCTGACATAGCCGCTCCTTTTAAATTTGCGTCCATCTGGTTTTGGCTTTGGCTTATATCGATCAGGCGTTCGTAAACCAATATGCAGTGCAGAACACAGGCCGTCAGAGCAAACCAACAAGTCCTCACTGTTACGGAATGGCAGCTTGATTCTTTTCTTTATTAAATCGGTGCGCCGACGCAGAACGCCGCAACATTGGCAGGAGGTTGCATCAAGCTGCTCGGTGGCGCTGGCAGCGATTACAGCAACTTCATATTCACGACGAGCGCCAGCAGCATCGGTGTAATTGACCCAACCGCCACGGCAGTGATTGATGGTAATAATCTGGTTATTAAAGCTCAGGCGTGCGCCTGCGGGCAGTGAGGCTAAGCGCTCACCGCTAATGCGGGGAATAACTTGCATGGAATGTCCTCTTGGAAAGTGAAAATCACATGGATAAGGACGCTGCCTTGTTGGGATCCGCGCTCGCTTTCGCTACGGTTCCGGCACATCCGGAGCGGTGGGCAACGCCCTTATTGATGGGAAAAAAAGAGGCCGAACGAGGTCGGCCAAAGACTACACACAGCAATGTTGATTCATCCGGCTGCGGCCTGTGCTCACATTGACAACGCCCCCGAAGTCATGTGCAAGCCACATGCGGATGAATGCCGGTTACGGTTCCGGCGTCAGTCGACCCACATCAAATGACGTGTGATCGTGACCGTACCCTGGTGCTGGGGATTAGAGTGCCTGCTTTGTTAACCCTCTCAGGCGGCGAGGGCTTCCCAGCTTTCCACAGCCAAAGGGAATCGGTTAGACTGGTTATTCCACAGTCAAAGAAAGGAATTCATTAATGGCTTTATTTCTAGTCCGAGTTGAACTATCTCGTGCCGACGGTGATGAATACGACCAGTTGCATGAAAAGATGAAAGGAATCGGATTTAAAAAGACGGTTCTATTTGACGACGGTGCCGATTATAAATTACCTACCGGCACATACATGGGTGAGAAAGCTGAAACGGCCGAAAGTGTAAGGGCTAAAGTTTCAGCATTAGCCGATCCGCTTTCACTTGGAAGGGCATCTGTCATCGTCTGTGAAGTTGAGCATTGGGCGGCTTACTTATTTAAGGACAGATGACGAGTTGCAAGCTCTACCTTCTGCCTCATCACCTGATTCAAGCGCGTTTTTAGCAATCCAAATGCGGGCCTCGGTGCCTGCATTTGGCTCCAGTTGCTGGAGGCGTTTAGCATCCTCAAGCAGTAGAGCTATCACGTGCCGTAATTCTGTTTTGCTCATTGTTATTTCCTGTTGAGTTAGCCCCGTAGAGCGCAGTGGGTTAATCAGTTATCGAACCAGAAAACGATTCGGTGGTTGTCACCTTCGACACCGTCAAATAAGGCGATAATAGTTTCCATGCTGTTGCCGATAATGAAGTCGGCTGGAACGTCGATTTCGAAACTTTCGTAGCTATCGAGGCTTGCCCATTGGCAATAAGGGTAAAGCTGGTTCCAATTCGGCTTTCCTGATGCAATAGACGCACGCAGTGCCGTCAGTTGATTGCGGTCCATCATGCCGCTGACCTTAATGGTCGCGACCTTCATTAACTCCCGCATATCCTTCAACTCGTGCAGGTACAGATAACTGTGTGAGTGACCGTCGATACCCCAGCGCTCACTATTGGCTTCAACCTGAGCGCTGGCGTTGAACGGTAACCCGCGAGGCTCAAAAGAAAATGGGTAGTCGGCCCTAACCCCTTTACTCAGCAGACCAAATAACTTGTAGTTCCGGCCTGTGAATCTGTTTTCCCATGGGACTTCTGAGTAAGTTCCTCCCTCGCCGTCATCATCTTCTTCCCAAATGTCAGCGGTCACCCACTGGCCGTCAATCTGCTTCTCTCTGTACAAATGGATATCGCATCCCATAGCGTTACTCCTCAGTGGTTTTATGCCTACTGCCCCAAACCGGCAGCAGCAGGGTAAATCCACTTATCACGCTCCAATCTCGCATTCCGATTCCAACGGGTTAGCGGAGACATCCAGCGGGCCACTGGATTGTGGTTTGTGACTACCCATTCCTGATTGTTAAAGAGCGAACCCGATGTTCTGGGGTGACGGTCGTGCTGTCTATGGGATGCATTATTACCGTGAGTGTTAATCTTGTAAACACCAATAGTGATAATAATTTATCATCAATGGTGATGTTTTTGATTTTTAAATGAATTTAGTTTTTAGAACGGGAGGGGTTACGCGGAACTGGGGAATTGAGGCGCAAAAAAACCCGACATAGGCCGGGTTATTATGGAAACCGATTATCAACGTAGCAGGGTGTTACCGCGTTTAGATAGCATCTCCTCAAAAATGGCATCGTAGTGCGCTTTTACTTTTCGCATTTCAACAATGAAGCGCTCGGCATCTTCAGATGGGATGCCCTCAAGGAGCTCCAACACCTCTTTTTGTGTATCTGTTAAGGCTACAAGTCCATTGTCACCAGCTTTTAACGCCTGTGCCATTGTGGAAATTTCATAGGCTATTGAGGGGCTAAAGTCTTCCACATTCACTTTTAACGCTTTTGCTAAAGCTGCTGCGTTTGCTGCGGTCAGTTTATTGATTCCGTTAAGAAGCTGGTTTATCGCGCTTTGTCCAACACCCAATTCATGTGCAAGCGATTCCTGGGAAATCCCATGGGATCGCTTTTTGCTTTCAAAAATAGCCTTCAGCCTTTGGGCGTCAGCCGTCTGTTCTGGTGTAAGTGGTTTCTTGCTCATCATTGAATTTTATCACCGTAAGGAATAACCACCAATTACCAGTGGTGTTGACATTTAAATTACTAATGGTAATACTTGTTATTGACGTTAAACGGGAGAGCTATATGGAGCGATTACCTTTACCCGCCTATGTACAGATGCATGGACAGGGCAAGACAGCAGAAGAACTTGGTGTTTATCAGAGCGCCATCAGCAAGGCCTTAAAGAAAAAAAGAAACATCACTGTTTGGATCGACGAAGACGGGAAAGTTAAGGCTGAAGAATTACGGCCATTTCCTAGCCCTGACTCCAAACGAACTCATGAAACCTAATAGGGAAAATTATTACAGATGCATGACGCAACCACGCGCAAGAAAGCGCGGGATATCGAAAGTGAAATCATGGGCCGCATTGCGGTACGTGGCGCAAACAAAGTGGCGGCAAAGATTGGCATTGATGAATCGCGGATCAGCCACTGGAAAAAGCCAGGTGGATTGGTGGAGCGGGCGAGTTTGTTACTTGCGGCAATCGACTACCAAAAACCGGAAGGCATGGTGCTGTTCAGCGGTGACGAGACGGCTGATTTGGCTCGCGGGCTGATCGCCATGCTGGAACACATCAGGGAGCCGGTGAAACGTTAATCGAGGGGGTAATTATGCGCACATTGCAGGAGCGTCTACGTACTGTTTTGCAGCGAAACACCTCGGCTGTTAGCCAGGGTGCTGGTCCGCGTATTCCGATGATCGGCGAGCGTTACCGTGATGAGCGCGGGCGCATGATTACTGTGACGGCTTCCAGCTATCTGGAGGTCACCTTTAAACGAGACTCTTACCCGGAGCCTTGTGTGGTGCCGCTTTGGCAGTTTGATAAGCAGTTTAAGAGAGTAGCTGTATGAGCATAGAGTGCTGTGGTTGCCAGGCGATTCTGGATGAAGAAGAGTTCGTCAAACTGGCTCGCCCCAGCGGGGTATCTATATGCGATCGCTGTGCGAAAAAGGTGTGGGAGAGCTATGAGTGCTGGCACGCTGGGCGCACCTTCAATCAGGTAAAAGTTAAGCCTGTTCGCCGTAGGGTGACCGATGCAGTTCGGTTGAAGATCTTCAAGCGGGATGGCTTCCAGTGCAAGCGCTGCAACACCCACGATGATTTGACCATCGATCACATTCATCCCGTATCGAAAGGCGGCAGCTCTGAAGACAACAACCTTCAAACCCTTTGCATGGCTTGCAATAGGGAAAAGGGAGCGTCGGTATGAGCCTGCTGCTTCCATCACGTCCCATTGTAGTTATCCCTGAGCTGGCAATGCGCGTTGGCCTCAATGAGGCAATGTTGCTTCAGCAGGTTCACTACTGGGCCACTGAGACGACATCAGGCATTGAGCATGATGGCCGTCGCTGGGTATACAACACGATCGCAGAGTGGATGGAGCAATTCCCATTCCTCTCTGAATCGTCGATTAAGCGTGCATTTGCCTCGCTGAAGGCGCAGGAAATTATCTATGTCGAGAAGCTATCAAGCGACCCTCGTGACAAGACTAATTTTTACGCGATTAACTACGAACACCGCGCCCTGACTGATGAGGTCAAAATGACCCCATGCAACAGGTCAAAATGCACCGATGCAGCAGGTCAAAATGAACCGATGCAACAGGTCAAAATGGCACGTTGCAAGAGGCCAAAACGAGCCGTTCTTCATACAGAGAGTACTTCAGAGAGTACTTCAAAAGAAAAACCTCCCCTAACCCCTCCAGTGGTGGATAAGCCTGTCGCAGACAAAAACCAAACTGCGGGAGAGGTCTTGGATTTTCTGAATTTAAAAACCAACACCCGAACGCCAAGGCGAGTCGACACCCTGCGAGAAATCACTGAGCGGCTGGCGGAGGGATACACCCTTGAAGAGCTAAACCTGGTGGCCGAATACCGGATTTCAGAGTTGAGCGGCAAGCCTGAGCTGGGCCACATGCGCAATGCCAAGTTTATTTTTGGCGCGACGGTATTCAGCGGTTATTTGTCCGGTGCTCGGGATTGGGACCGGCAACGCTCCCGCAAGGTTGAAATGGCGGCAGCGGTTGAGCAGCAGCGTCAGACCCCGCCGACCGGGGACGTGCCGGAGATTGATTTTGATGGCTCGTTCGATCGGTTGTTCGTTGAGGGCCTGCCACCGGAAAGCCTGGCTGAAAAACTGGCCTGGGAGCACGTCCAGAAATACGGATTTGGCTTTCCTGAGGACGAGAGTGCGGCCCGTCGTGAGTGGCGGGTAATTTTGAACAGGGCCTGCGTCAAGGCTGGGAGGGCAGAGGCATGACAGACCAGACGGAAACCCCCGACAACAGCGACAACGTGTTGGCGTTTACCAAACGTTTTGACGAGAACGCTGATATCAAAGAAATGCGCAATTTCGTCGAAGAAGCAAAACCTAAAAATCTGCCGTATCGATGCACGCACAGCAAGCTTTTGGTGGATTCTCATCATCGCCAACTGACTTGTCGCCTTTGTGGTGCGGTGGTTGAGGCATTCGACTGGATTAACGCCGTTACTGATGGCGAAACGAAGGTCGACTGGGAACTACGCGGCTTGCGCCGTGAAATTACTGACCACCGTCAAGGCCTGGAGAAGCTGAAACGAGAAGAGGTGAACTGCAAAGCCAGGATCAAAAATGCCAGCTTCAAACTGAACGACATCCGCATTGAAACCGAGAAGGCAGAGAAAGAGCTTAAATTCCTGACTGACCGCCTGGAGCAGGTACGCGGGCTGCGAGGGGGTAAGGCATGAACAACATCCCTAAGGCTCGTTATTGCAAGGTCTGCGAGACCCGGTTCAAGCCTGAGACAATTTTTCAGTGGTGGTGCTGCGATGGGCACAAGGCTGATTACGCCGTAATGATGGTGGGAAAGCAGCGTGAACAGCGGGCCAAAGCGCAGCGTCGCAAACGGGAAGAAGCGCAGAAGGCTGAACGGAAGGAGCTTCGATCCCGTAAGCAAGCCCTGAAAACCAAACCACAGTGGAAGGCTGAAGCTCAGGCTGTATTCAACCGCTATGTGCGCCTCAGGGACGCCGGTAAGCCATGTATCAGTTGCGGCGCAACCCCAGCACAGAAGTTTGGTGGAACGATGGACTGTGGGCATTACAGGACGCGTGGTAGCGCTGCACATCTGGCCTTCAATCTGCACAACACAGCAGCGCAATGTGTCCGGTGTAATCGTGACCAGGCAGGCGCACAGAAAGCATTTGAGCAGGGTCTGATTGTTCGTATTGGCCCCGAGAAGGTCGAGGCGATAAATAACGACAACTGCCCGCGCACGTTCACAAAAGAGTATTACCAGCGCATTAAATCCATATTCACTCGCAAGGCTCGCAGGCTTGAAAAACGCCGAGCTAATCAATTTGAGGTGGCGGCATGACCGGTTTAACGCTGAAGCAGGGGGAAGTCCTGGCTTTCATTAAGCAGTTTATTGCTGATAACGGTTGCCCGCCGACCAGGGTAGAAATAGCCGATGGCTTTGGTTGGAGTTCCCCCAACGCAGCGGAGATTCATCTGAAGGGCTTATGTACCAAGGGGGCAATAATCATCAAGCCAGGGGTATCGCGGGGTATCCGAGTCCAGGAGGGTTACAAAGAGGTCACAATCACGCGGACACAATACCGACTGGTGTGTGATGCGCTAATTAACGCTACCAATTTGAACCAGCAGCTTTTGCTGCTTTCCACTGCCGATGAGCGTTCAAAAACAATCCATCATCAGGCTTTCAAGCTATTACAAATAATTCGCCAGCAACTGTCAGAAGCCGTGGGAGAAGACGCATGAGACTTGAATCAATACCGAAATATTTTTCACCAAAATCCCCCATGCTGAATGATTCAACACCTGCGACGGCTTCGGACTCATTGACGATTAGCGATGTTATGGGCGCTCTGGGCCTGTGCCAGGCTCAGGCTGAGTTTGGCCTGGCCGCATTCCTAGGAAAGATTGGCATCAGCGAAACAGACAAGGTGAAAGCGGTAGTGCTGCTGGCTAAACACGGTATGGCGAACTGTGACAAGGTTGCGGCAATTCGTAAGTTGCCGGGCGAGGTAAAGGCCAGGGTGGTACTCACGTTGGCGGTGTTTGCGTACATGGATTACTGCCGTAGCGCAGCCAGTGAGGTGCCCTGTGACGCGTGTGACGATGGTTTTATCGATGCTGAGGTTTTCACGAACAAAGTTCATACGCCGTTTCCCGCAAGAGAAATCGTTAAGATGTATCAGAAGATGGGGGTGAAAAAATTCAGGCCGTCCGAGTATGAAGTACATCGTGAATTGAGAGAGCGGGTGAGGGTGCTTTGCCCGAAATGTAACGGCAAGCGGGTCATAAATACGGCGTGCAATGACTGCCGTGGCCGCTGCGTGGTGGTCGACAAAACCGAGTCAGAACGGCAGGGCGTACCGGTTAAAAAACCGTGTAAACGCTGTTCTGGGAGAGGATATGAACGCTTGCCAGCATCGAAAGCCTATAGAGCCATACAGGAATATATTCCCGATCTTCCTGAGTCATCCTGGCGTTGCCTCTACAAACCATTCTACGAACAGCTTATTACTGAGTGCGAAAAACAAGAATCAATAGCAGGGGAGCAGTTGTCAAAAGTGACGAAGTGAGCACTTTATCGACAGTGTTTATGTTTTTAGTGGCGTTTTCTTGCATTTTTGCGGTTTTTGTGGAATCATTTCTCTAACGATGGGGTTTGTGCGCCTGACGTTGATTGGCCCGCCTCTGAGCGGGCCTTGTTGTTTCTGACATACGGAAAGTTCATTTCGCGACAAATTGTTGCATTATGCTGCGCATTGCGATATTCTCTCTTTACTGTGTAAGGGAGATAGGAAAATGGCAACGAGCATTCGTTTAGACGATGACTTTGTTAGCGACGTAAAGGTTTATGCTGATGCTTCCAGTCGAAGCATACCGAAACAGATTGAGCACTGGGCGAAGATTGGCCGCATAGCCGAAGACAACCCGGATTTGCCATTCAGTTTCATCAGCGAAGCCTTGCTGACGCAAAGCGAAGTCAGAAACAACAAGGTAACGCGCTATGTCAGAAGGACAGAACGAAAAAGAGGTTGATGTTTACCAGAGTCGCCGATTTGAAAAGACTCTTGATAAGCTGCCTGAAGCATTGCAAGAAATTGTTGAGAATGAAATCGATACGATAATTGCAAATCCTGAAATTGGTGAACTTAAAAAAGGCGATTTAGCGTTTCTCCGTGTTCATAAATTTCAGTTAAACAACCGTTTAACCCTTCTTGGTTATAGCTGGGTAGAAGATAAATTAGAGCTTTATCTCTTGAGTGTAGGGCCGCATGAAAACTTCTATCAGGACCAGAAATCTCACCGGAAAGTTGATTTGAAACTTATCGGTTGATAGCACCAGAAGCCTCAGTAATCGCTGAGGCTTTTTAATGGGCGTTTGTAAAGATAAGCATTAGTTATTGTATGGTTTAATATTGCTGTTTTAGAATCCAGCGCCTCGGCCCTTTAGCTCAGTTGGTTAGAGCGCGCGACTCATAATCGCTCGGTCGCTGGTTCAAGCCCAGCAAGGGCCACCAATGCGGGCATCGTATAATGGCTATTACCTCAGCCTTCCAAGCTGATGATGTGGGTTCGATTCCCACTGCCCGCTCCAGAAAAAAGCTTTTCAGCCTGCGAAGATGGGAATACCCGGAGTGGCTGGAAAGCGCATCAGAAGGGCGCATTTAGTCTGATACGCACTATCGAACCCTTTGGTGGGGAGTTTCTAAGTGCGTCCCTCGATGTGAAGTGACGGCAGGGAAAGACCTGCAACCATTCTAACCCTGGCATCAGCCGGGGTTTTTCTATTTTAGGGCTGCGCTAACGCGTGGCCTTTTTTATGTCTGACGCCCGGCGTTCGCTGAGCGAACAAAGGAGCAAGAAGATGGCTGAGCCTGTAGGTACTACTGGTGCGGCGACAACAGCATTAACTGGTGTGACCGTAGTCGGGCTGTTATCGGGCGTGGACTCTGGTGTGTTGATCGGTGCATTTGCCGGGCGGTAATTTTCGTTATGTCGGCCAGTGAGTTTTCGTGGCTAAAAAAGATGGCGCTATTCGTTGCCTCTTTGCTGGTGGGGATCCTTGCCGCACCGTTTGCAGCGGCGATTATCACGTGGGCGACCCCGGTCGGTATTGAGGCTCATGAGCCAGTTGGTGCGCTGGTGGCCTCTGCAATAGCCGTCCGACTCCTGATGTCAGCAAGCCAAAACCCAACAGGATTTTTTGACCGATTCCGGCGAGGGGGGAGCGATGCTAAATGAATACCTCTTAATCGTGAATGCCATCACCTGCGCGGTGATAGCCGCCAGAATGATGCTGTATCGCCGAAATGGTGCGACGCATAGGCCTCTCGCCGCCTTCTGTGCCTGGCTGCTGATTGTGGCTAGCGCCTCGGTGACCATCCGCATTCTGACTGGCGACTATCACTATTCGAACTGGTCGGAGACATTGATCAACATGGCGTTCTGCGTGGCGGTGATTGCATCGCGTGGCAACGTCATGACCTTGGCTAAACCCTTTCAACGGTAAATATCATGACTTATACATTCAGCCAACGCAGCGAGAAAAATCTCGTTGGCGTTAACCCTGCATTGGTGGCGGTTACCCGTCGGGCACTTGAGCTATCACCCGTTGATTTTGGTATCACAGAAGGGCTTCGCAGTCGTGAGCGTCAAAAACAGATGGTTGCAGCCGGTGCCAGCCAGACAATGAAAAGCCGCCACCTGACCGGCCATGCTGTGGACGTAGTGGCCTATCTCGGCAGCAATATCAGTTGGGAATGGAAATACTACGAACAGATCGCCGCAGCGTTTAAACAAGCAGGTGAAGAGCTGGGTACGGCGATCGAGTGGGGTGGCGATTGGAAAACCCTGAAAGATGGTCCGCACTTTCAGCTTACCTTCAGAGATTACCCAGCATGAGCAGTTGGCTGAACAGGGTGGCGCAGGGGGGATTGCTGCTGCTGTTAGTGGTAGCAATTTGCCTTGGTGGGTATAGCTCTTTGTTGTCGCACCGGCTAGAGCTGACACGCCAGCAACTGGCAGAACAGCACAAGACGTTGGCACAGCAGGCTGGGTTGATCGCCACACTGCAAACGCAGGATGCACAGAACCGCGCACTGATGGCGGCACAGCAGCAGCAGGAACAGCAGTTGCGACAGCAGAGTGATATCTACCAGAGGAAATACCGGGATGCGATCAAAAACAACAAATGTGCTGTTGAGCGCATGCCTGATGCTGTTCTTGAGCTCCTGCGCGGAACGGATACCAACGCCGCCAGCGCCAATCGTTCTGTTACCCCCTGAGTCAGTATTTAAGCCCTGTGAACAGCCAATGCTCCACGGTGAAACATGGGGCGATGCTGGCAGCTATTCATTGTCACTGAAAACAGCTTTATCAATCTGCGCCGGCCAGGTGGCCACGCTGAATCAATGGCGGGAAGCCGCCGGGAGAAATCAATGAAAGACCAGTTAGCCCAACGCATTCAAGAATTCATGAAGCAATACGACGCTGCCGAGTTTAGCGTTGAAGAATTTGGCCGAGCCTACGCAGCCAAATTTTCGCACGCGCTGGCTGAGCAGCTCCTGCCATCATTGTCACAGACAACTAAAACTGTGCTGACTCTGGAGCAGATTAAAGAGCTGGCACGCTTCGCAGCAGAGGAAGGCCAGCCGTCTTACACCATTACCACCGGCACTATTCCAGCGTTTGAGGCTGATGACGGTGAACTGGTATCGGAATACAACGGTCTGATCGCCTATTCGGAATCGGAAGAGCACGGCGTATTGCAATTGGCCTGACGGCATTACCGATGGCGTAGATGATATGGCACCTTTGACAATGGTCTGTATTGCCAGCGGGCCGTCATTGACGCGCTCAGATTGCCTGCTGGCTGTTAAATCTGGATATCCCATAATTGCTGTGAATAGCAGTTGGCGTCTGGTTCCAGAGTGCCGCTATTTGTTTGCTGCTGACTTTTCCTGGTGGGATAAGTACTACCGATTGCTGGATATACCCGCAGAGAGATGGACAGCGAGCCCAAGAGCCCAAACCCACTACGGGCTGAATCTGTTTGTTCCTAGTGATGCCGGTTCATTTAATTCAGGGCAACGAGCGATACAACTTGCTGAATACCTCGGTGCTCGGCGGGTCATCCTGTTGGGTTATGACTGCTCGCTGGATAACGGCTTGCATTGGCACGGTGAACATCCTGACAAAATGCATAACCCCACATACCAAGAAGTTGAGCGTTGGCACCGTGAGTTTGCTGCGTTGAATAAAAATTTCCCAGAAGTGGAGATAATTAATTGCTCTCGGCGCACAGCTTTAACCTGTTTCCCCAAAAACATACCTGAGAATTTATTTCATGCCTGAAAAACTCTATTTCGACGGAATGCATGGTATTGGCGACAACATCAATCAACGATGCTTTATTAAGGCACTGGCAAATAAAGGCCACGAAATATGGCTTAAAACGCCACTGCCTGAAATATATGCCGGCATTGATAACTTGCATTTTGTCAGGACAAATACGCCATTACGCACACAGCGTAAAAATGAGCAAGCCAGCAGCGTCACATTCGAACGTGAACCGCCAGGTGTGCCATGCAAACGTATTTTTTATGGGAACGGTCATCTTCAGGCAGGAAGTATCTTTGATGCTATGGAACAGCAGTTTGGCGTTGTGCCGGTGGAGATGGACCTCCCGCACTTTCCTGCGCCATCGATACCCTTGCCTAACGGTAAACCAGTAGCACTTATCAGACCAACGACAGAGCGAACTGAGTGGCATAACGCCAGTCGTGGCCCGCTTAACGAGTATGTCGACGCAGTAGCAAAGATGCTGGCTTTACGCGGATTCCACGTCATCAGCATTGCGGACAATGCATCGGGTCTGGAGTGGATCCCGGACTGTGAACCATTTGCACATAGAAAGCTGCACAACGGCGAATTGACGATAACCCAGATGCTGGCGCTGGTGGAAAGAGCTGACATTGTATTGACCGGTGCGTGCGTCATATCTCATGCGGCATTGGCGTATCAAAAGCCGATGATCTGCCTGCAAGGCGGAAATGGCGGTAATAACCACCACAGCAAGATAACAGACGCCCGCTGCATGGATTTGTCGAAAGCGCTTTTTGTCTACCCCGACAACTATTGCCGCTGTCAGGAAATGAAGCACGACTGCGATAAGACGATCAGTAACCTGCCCGACTTGGTACGGTCGTTCATCAATAATGTTTGGTTTGAGGCAAGGAAACGGGTAGCAGCATGAAAACCTTCGATGAAGAAATTAAAACCGGCCTTGTCTGGTTACCAGAGCTGGGTATTGGTCGTTTTCCTGTGCCTGAACAGCGCCCGTATGATGAAAATTATTTCTCCCGGTATCAAAAATTGGCTGATACACCAATGGGGCGCGAACTAACAGCGTCACGTATCCGGTTGGTAGAGCGTTATTGCCGGGGTGTTAGCGTTCTGGATGTTGGTATAGGTAGCGGCCAGTTCGTAGAGACGCGCCCGAAAGCGAAAGGTTTTGATGTTAATCCTGCCGGGATTAAGTGGTTGAAAGAGCGAGGGCTATGGGCTGACCTCTATGAGAAACGTCATGCAGCTCTGACGTTCTGGGACAGCCTGGAGCACATCGACAGGCCAGATATTGCTGTTGCCCAGGCAAAGCAATGGGTGTTTGTGTCTGTACCGATTTTTTGCAGTGCTGAGCACATCTTGCGCTCTCGGCATTTCAGGCGTGATGAGCATATCTGGTATTGGACGCACGACGGGCTGATTGATTGGTTCCGGCAGCAGGGGTTCCATTTGGCTGAACACAACATGATTGAAAGCGATCTTGGTCGGGACGGTATAGGCAGTTACGCGTTTTACCGCGAGGAGTAGACAAGAGGTAGTCCGCGATGGATATGGAGGCACTGAAACGCGATTACTGTGCCGGCGAAATCTCCATCGAGAAGGTGGCAATAAAGCACGGCATAGCCAAATCCACACTGGTGGACATGGCGCGAAAGAACGGTTGGGTGCGTCAAAAAAAACCGACCAAATCTCCGTCCAAAACTTCCGTCCAAAATAAAAACGGTCGGACGGTCGGTCGGAAAAATGGACGGACGGAAAAACGGTCGAAAAGCCCCTCTGAAAGCGATGATACCGAGCTATCCATTGACCCCGACGAATACGGCTTAACACGGCAGCAGGCCTGGTTTGCGTACTGGTTCGTTAAAACCAGGTGCAGGGTTGAGGCGTACCGGTTAGCTGAGTTCGAAGGTGAGGGAAATACGGCGTACGTGGGGGCCAGTAGGCTGTACAGAAAGGATAAGGTTCAACGCGCTATTCGTGACCTCGAAAAGAAAGTTGCGAAACGCTACCAGGTTGAATTTGACGACCTCATCAATCAGCTCGTTGCCATCATCAATGCTGACCCAAACGCACTGGCTCAGTACCGTCGAGTTAACTGCCGGCATTGTTGGGGGGAAGGCAATAAATACCAATGGCGAGATCTGGATGAGCAGTTGAAGTCTGAGAAAAAAGCCGAGGCTGATGATAAACCGCCTCCTGACTTCTCTGGTGGCATTGGATTTGTTGAGAATATGGACCCTAACCCTGATTGCCCGCGCTGCAATGGTGAGGGGATAGGGGAAACCTTCTTTGCTGATACCCGCGATCTGGATGGTGCTGAACGTCAATTATTTGCTGGCGTGAAAGAAAGTAAATTCGGCATTGAAATCCTTTCCGAGGATAAAAAGGCCGCACGCGCACAATTGTTGCAACTGCTGTCCCATCGTCGCAGTGAACAGCTTCAGTCACTGGATATTGAACGTCTACAGCTCGCCAACGAAAAACTACGGGCTGAAATCGAGAACCTCCGCAGTGGAGGCAACGGTAATGAGCAGATCATTATTCACAATTCGCTGAAGCCTCCTGGCGCTGAATAATCAGGGGGAATCGTGGCGGAAATTTTCTTACCGGAATTGCATTCCGAGCAATTGCGTGTCTGGACGGAGGGATCTGAGCACCGATACAACGCAATTCGTTGTGGCCGCCGTTGGGGCAAAACCGTGATGCTGGTTGATATAGCGGTAAGCTACGTCACCAATAAATTTTTAATACCGGGAACGAAGAGATCGATTGCCGGGCGCGTGGGGATTTTTACCGCGCAATATCGTCAATATCAGGAAATCTTTGATGAGCTGGTTGAGTATCTTAAGCCGCTGATCAAGACGCAGTCGCGTAGTGAGAAGCGAATCCTGCTGAAGAATGGCGGCAAGATAGACTTCTGGGTTACTGACGATAACAAACTGGCAGGGCGTGGCCGCAAATACCATTGCGTGCTGATCGACGAAGCTGCGTTTACCAAATCACCAGAAATGTTGGAAGAAATCTGGCCCCGCGCTATCAAGCCGACGCTGGTGGACTATCGCGGTCGTGCCTGGGTGTTTTCCACCCCTGACGGTATTAACGAACAAAACTTTTTCTACGCCATTTGTAATGACCCGGCACACGGGTTTAATGAACACCACGCACCATCCTCATCAAACCCTCACCTTCCCGCAGATGAACTCGCGGAGATAGAGAGGACTACAGACCCCCGGGTATGGCAACAAGAGTTTTTAGCCAAGTTTATCGACTGGTCGAAAGAAGCGTTGCTGGACGTCAATAAGCTACTGGTGGACGGCCTACCTGTTGAGATGCCTACCACTTGCGACATGATTTTCGCAGTGGCAGATACCGCGTTGAAAGGCGGCACCGAAAACGACGGTACCGGGTTCGTTTATTTCGCTTATGAGGAAACCTACTCAGAGCCGCGACTCACGATCATTGACTGGGATATCACGCAGATTAAAGCGTCATTACTCCCGGAATACATGCCGAGCGTATACGACAACCTGGAACGGCTTGCGAAGATTTGTCGCCCCCGTCATGGGAGCCAGGGTGTTTTCATGGAAGACGCGGCAATGGGCGCAATCCTTAACCAGAAAGCCGAAACCGAACAATGGGATATGACCCCGATAAAATCGGCGCTGACCTCAAAAGGAAAAGATGAACGAGGCGTTCTGGCGTCGGGCCATCACTGGCAGGAAAAAGCGAAAATCGCGAAGCCAGCCTTTGACAAAACGGTCGAGTTTAAGAAAAAAACCGCTAACCACCTATGGCGTCAGATTGCCGGTTTCCACCTGGCCGACCCGAAAGCGCATAAACGCGCTGATGACCTTTTCGACTGCTACACGTACGGCCTGATCATCGCGTTCGGGAACTACGAGGCACTGTAAACAGGGACTTCTGTAATGGCAGAAATTCATATCAACAATAATCTCAGCTCTGAGCTTGCAGAGATACTCGAAAGCGACGCTATTCAGCCAGGTACTGATGTTGGCTACCAAACCTGCAAGCTACTCTGGCAGTTCCACCCATTAGGGGGAAAACTGGTAGAAAAGCCAATCAATATGGCGATGTGTAAGCCGCGCTCATACAACGTCGAGACCGACCCGGATGAGCGAGTTGTTCGCCAGTTTAGTGAGGTGTGGGAACGGATGGGGTTGAACGAGAAGATAAAAAATCTCTTTTTCGTCTCACGTTGCTACGGTGCTGCTGCTATCGGTGTAGGTACTGATGGTGCATCGTGCAAAGAACCCATTCCTACTTTTGGGCTACGGGAAGAGGATGTTTATATCAACGTCTGGGATCCTCTGAATGCTGCCGGCTCGATGGTGACAGACCAGAACCCAAACAGTCGATTCTTTCAACAGGCTAATTCCACACTGAAGATTTCCGGGAAAAACTGGCATCCCTCTCGCACCCTGAAAATATTTAACGGGACACCGATTTATCTGGAATACCAAAACTCAACCTTCGGATTTACTGGCCGTAGCGTGTTCCAGAGGGTCCTCTACCCGATGAAGTCCTACATCGGCACCATGGTGGCGAATAACCTGGTGGCTAAAAAAGCGGGCGTTTTGGTTGCCAAAACAGAGCAGAACGGATCAGTAGCCAGCGGCATCATGGCCGTAGCAACAGGGAAGAAAAGGGAAAACGTCAAAATTTCCGAAAACGAAGGGGTGCTGAGTATTGGCACAAAAGACAGCATTGAGTCACTAAACCTACAAAATATCGACAAAGCTTTGAATGCGGCACGGGACAACATTATCAGCGATATCGCGGCTGGTAGCGATGTTCCCGCCATGCTCATCAAAGAGGAGGCTTTTTCTAACGGCTTCGGTGAGGGTAAAGAAGATTCTAAGGCAATCAGCCAGTACGTTGACGGGGTCCGCCAGGTCATTGAGCCGGTGATGGATTACTTCGAGCGTATAGTGCGGTACATCGCCTGGAACGAGGATTTCTACAACTCTTTGAAAAACGACTTCCCTGACATTATCTCGGAGGATTACCAGACCACGTTTCAAATGTGGGAGCGTGAATTTGACGCTCAATGGCAAGAGCTGGTGGAGGAGTCTCCAGACAAGCGTAGGGAAAGCGACAGTAAGGTTGTGCAGCAGGCTGCGGGTCTGTTCGCCATCATTTCGCCTCAACTCGATCCGGTGAACCGGGCAATGGCTGCTGATTGGCTTGCCAGCATAACCAACGCCACCGAAACCTACGGCGATTCGCCGATGATTATCGACAAAGACGCCCTTTCGAAATACCAGCCACCACCACCGCAGGATCTTAATCATGGCGGACAAACGAATCAGCCGAACGGGGAAGAAGAGGAAACTTAAAACCCTCTATGAAGTACTGACTGATGCTATTAACTACTACGTTGATAATGGGTGGGATAGCGAAAAGTCGTTGCTCTCATGGAGCCAAAAACTCCGAGTAGCGGCCAGTCGAGAGTCACCCAGCAACGATGTGACTCGTAAGCATCTCACCTCGATCTACAACCGCCTCGTCATTGACGGCGGAGCACTTCGGGACCAACCACCGGATGGGCCTAAAAAAGTCACCCTCGACAAGATTAAGCCAGAGCTCCGTAAAGAGCTGGATAAGCGCATTTTCGCAAGCGCGAACCTGATTAAGCTCAATCGCGACCAAGCTATTGAACGCACTGTGCAACGTTTTCAGGGCTGGGTGACATCTATCCCGCCCGATGGTGTGAGTGATATCAATAAAAATGCGGAAAAAGCAGCATTCCGCAAGTCCATTACAGATATGGACTTCATCAGTCGCCGAGTAGCGATAGATCAAGGGCATAAGCTTGCCAGCAACGTCAAATATCTGCTTTCCGTTCAAGGTGGTGCTATTGCGCTTAAGTGGCATTCCAACTGGAGACGTCCAGGGTACGAATACCGGGAAGACCACAAGGAGCGTGATGAGCATATTTATCTATTGCGCGATTCATGGGCTCTTGAGCAGGGACTGATTAAACCGGTGCACGGTTATTACGACGAAATCACCGCTGCCGGCGAAGAGGTGTTTTGCAGTTGCCAGGTATTCCCCATTTATGCCCCTCAAAAGCTGCCAGATGAATTTTTAACGGAGAAGGGAAAACGTGAATTTAACCGAGCTTGAATTGGCGCAACGAATACGAGATGGCACTGCTCTGTCTCCGGTGAAGTTCTCAAATATGTGGCTGGTGAATCTGCGAATCACTGGTACCGGGCTGGCCTATCGCACTGGCCTGAAAGAACACGTATGGCGTGATCCGAAGCTCTATCTCAATGATGAGTTTCTGGCTCGCTGTAATGGGCTTCCAGTCATTGCTAATCATCCCGCCAATGCAGTCCTGACCGAAGTGGATTTCACCGAGCGGATCGTGGGTAGCGTCATGCTGCCGTACATCCGTGGCGATGAGGTATGGGCGGTTTGCCGCATCTACATCAAAGACATTGTTGAGGCGATCGTAAAGGGCAAGGTATCAACCAGCCCGTCGGTCATTTTCAACAGCGCATCCGGGAATGTGGAAGTAATGGATGGCGACACCAATTTTCTTATCGAAGGTGTGCCGTTCTTGGTTGACCACATTGCTCTGGTAACAGAGGACCACGGCTCTTTGGGAGTGTGGGACAAAGAAAAGATCCCCGCAGGGGTCGAGGTTTCTAACACAACAGGTGACATTGATATGGACGAAAAACAGCTCGAAAGCATCATCGCGAAGGCAGTCGGCGACGCGTTGGGCAGTGTGAGTAAAGGATTTGAAACTATGTCTGCGCGAATGGATTCGCTCGAAAACGGCTTCAAGGCACGGGCTGACGCCGAGGACGCTGAAAAGAAAGAGGCGAAGGAAAAGGCCGATCAGGACGAAAAGAAAAAGGCCGATGCCGCTGAAGAGGAACAAAAAAAGGCTGATGAAGCCGAAGCCCAGAAAAAAGCTGATGAAAAGGCCAAAGCTGACGAGGCCGAAGAGGAGCAACGCAAGGCCGACCAGGCCAAAGCCGATGAAGAAAAGGCCAAGGCGGATGAAGCGGCAAATGCTAAATCCGACTCAGATATGACCGACGCAAGGGTTAAGGCTGACTCAGCCTATGTTGCATGTGGCAAACAGGCACCATCGCCATTTTCTGGTGAAAGGCCACTGGATTACCGCAAGCGCGTACTGATCGGTATGCAAAAACACTCTGATAAGCACAAAGACGTGAATATTCGCGCTATCGCTGATTCCGCGACGCTTTCCGTGCTTGAAGAGGCGATCTACAGCGAAGCGCGTAAATCCATTGAAAACGACATGAACAATACGCTGGGCCAACTGCATCAGCGTGTTCGTATGGATGAAGCAGGGCGTCGCATTACCGAATATCAGGGCGACCCGAACGTCTGGTTAGCTGCATTCAAAACGCCGGGGCGTCGCCTCGTAAAAATCAACACACCAGGGAGCATGAACAACCATGGCTGATATTAATTTCGCACCCTTCAAAACACAGGGTTCATTCTCCGGCAGTTTCAATGTCGAATCTCGAGGCCTGACCCAGGGCGACGCGCATGACGACCCGGCGATCCGCCTGCAATTGTGCTCCGGTACGCTGGCTGATGATCTCGACGCGCCTGTATGGGGCGGTATCGGTGTTGTTGAGTGCATCTCTACTGTTGAAACCAATGTGAGCGGTTCAACCATCAAGAAAGCGACTGCTTCGGTATGTAACGCATTCACCGTGTTTAACCAGGCGTATCACGGTATTACCACCGCAAGTAATCCGGTGCCGCTGTATTTGGCTGGTGGTTCGGTGCACTACTACCGACTGGGTTCCGGTGCACGGATCCCGTTGCCTATCAGCGCAGCAGTGGCCGCTCTGGCAACTGGCAATGATCCAGTGGGCGCGGACGGTTTCGTGTGGGATATGACGGCAAATTGCGTGGATGTTTACTCCAGCGGTTCGTCTTCCAACCCGAAAGTGAATATCAGTCTGTTGATGATCTCCACTCAGGGGAACCTCACAGTTAAAAAAGAAACCAGCGGCAACGTGGTCTGGGAAAACAACAAGCCTTGCGGCCTGTTCTTGATTTAAGGAGTCAGTAATGAGCGCATTTGCACCAGCGGTTACCACGGTATCGCCATCCATGATGCAACCGGATATCGTCATGCAATACAGCATGGCTTCCGGTGCTTTTGAAATTCTTCCGGGCGGAGCACCGTCCGCACGTATCGGATCCAGTGACCTGGTGGTTTACCAGAAATATCTGCGAGCTACGACTCAGGCGCATGTCGGCCAGTCTCTTCCTGGCCAGTTACCTTCTGCAAGTATCGTCCCAAGTTACGACCAGATGATGACCTACCGCATCTCGACACGCTCTCAGTACAGCTATCTCGATACTGACGCGGCGAGCCGGTGGGGTTACTCACTCAACAGCGGGTTGCAACTGGCAAACCGTCAGGGCCACGCACAGCAGTTACGAAACATGCTCATCTACGGCGTGAAGGCATCCAACAACGAGGGCATTGCCAACTCGCCGAACGCAACCACAGTCAATCTGGGTAGCGATAGCCATGGCAGCGACTCCTACACTACCTGGGACTCCGGTGAGATGGCGAAGTTTGTTCTTGGTCTGATTGCGGATCAGAAAACCAGAATGATGTTGTTGGGCCAAGCGCTGACTACTGTTGTTCTGTGCCCTCAGCGTTTTATGAAGGCATTGGAATGGACCGGCGTTGTCGAGCTGACCAGTTATCAGCGTCCAGGTGGTGGTACTGAGACTGTCGGCACCATGATTAAAAATATCGCTGATGGTGCCAGCGGGGATGATGTGATCTTCTGCCAAGACGACACACTTATCGGTAAAGGCGCCGGCGGTACTGACCTCATCATTGTCACCAACCCTGAGCTGGTGGTGCCGGAAGCGCGTCAGGACATCAATACCAACATTTTCGCCACCCTGATGCCAAACCAGAAGGCCGTGAACGTGATGTTCTGTGATGTTGCTGCGCCAACGGAAATTCCTTCTCCTATGCCTGATGGCGGCATTACTACGCTGTACACCATGCGTTCTACACCTGGTTGGAACTTCCGTTCTGAAGGTGTAACGCTGCTCTCAGCAAAATACGCGTAATAACACCATTGTTCATTTCAGGTCGAACTGGGGAGCTTTTGCTTCCCATTTTTTTGAGGAAAACGCATGAAACTTTTTATCGCTAACTGTTCTCGTCAGGCACATAACTTCAATTACAAACTACCGGAAAAATCACAATCATTTGGTGTCACGATCCGAGCTGGCGGCCAGCATGTGATCGAAAACCAGTCAGATGTGATTCACCACATTATCAATCAGCATGAGCCTTATGGTTTCCAGCGTTGCGATAAGGTGGACAGCACATTTTCGGGTATTTGCTATGCCATCGATAAGCCAGTTGCTGTGGGGAAAATCGTAGAGAATGCGGAGCAAAAGACCGAAAACCTCGATGACATGTCACAAAGCATTCTTGAGGCAAATGCGGTATCCCTGAGCAATGCCGTCGACAACGCAGTAATGCAGAGTGGCGAGATGCCAAAAGCCGGCGAAGTTCAGGTCGAGATTACTGGCGAAGCGGTAAACACCGACCAAGACAATGCGCCATCTTTGAAAAAGACCGTTAAGGTAACCAAATAATGACGACACTGCGCCCGACGTTCGAGGGATTCCTCGGTTTCGTCCGTGGCGTGATGGGCGTGCCTGTGACAGTCATTCCCGACGACTCACCAACGTTGAAATGCTGCTACAACGCGGCACTGGAGATAGTGAACGTCGGGATGGGATTGTGCCAGTTACCGACCATCTACACGGTCACGGTATATAACGCGGGTGGTTCGCTATTGCTGAACCATGCCACTGATATACCACCAAACACCTATTTTGCTGATATTCGCAAGAAATTGGGGCTTGGGAAACTTTCCAGCGGCTTGATGTCAGCAGCGGCGGATCAAGGAACGTCTGGGTCCGTCGTTATCAGTGACGCTATGAGCAACCTGACGCTGGCTGACCTGATGATGATGCAAGACCCCTATGGCAGGCAGGTTGTTGCCGTGCTGATGGAAATGGGGCCGCTCTGGGGGTATACGCCATGAAAGTCTGCCTGGGGGTTGTCGACATGCCATATGACTACGGCGATAACCCTGGAGCCACAACAGGCGAGGTCGCGCAGGAGTTGGAGAACAACTACCAGCTTTTCACTCATTTCTGGGAAGAGCACCAAGGTAGCATAGTGCCTGAAGTCGGTGAGGCATTGGCTTACGCTATTATCAACCACATCGAACACGGTGCGCCGCTTGCTGGTGGTGAAATGCTGGGGGAAACCATGCGGACCTTCAACATATTCCTTGAGCGTGAGGAAATGGCTGGACTGTCCGTTGATGGTGTTCCGACTCAGGCAGCGTTGCAGGGGAAAAATTCACGCCTGAAGAAAGGGCATGGGCCTCGTCGTCCATCGTTTATTGATGGTGGCCTGTTCAAAGCTAGTTTCATTGCCTGGATAGATAACGATGCCGAGTCTTGACGAAATTGCCGAAAACACCGGCACCCAACTATCCGCAGTCCTCCAGTCCGCCGTAGAAACCATCTCATCCAATCAGCAAATTACGTTTCGTCTCTACGTAAAGCAGGTATTGCCGCTGGACGGTTTCGTGTACTGGGTGAATGCGGGAATCATCAACAAGGACGAACTGGTACGTCTGGAGATCGACAGCCTGCACACGGTGGCGATCAATGGCAGCTTACACCGTCAGGTTGTCACCGAGCAGTCTGAAACGCTCTCCCGCGCCGTGAACAGCATCATTTTCACGCCCACGGAGAAAATCGATGATTTCAATGCTGAAAGCCCGGACGCTATATATCTGGGAGAGTATGCCGGTACGCAGTTCGCATTTTCACGGATGGAGAGCCGTTATACCCAGGCAGGGATTTATCATTATCGTGGCAGGGCAGTGCTGCCCATTATGCGTACCCAGATCATCGATAGCCCGGATGATATTTCTGACGAGCTGATTCTTTCCAATAGCACGCCGATCTGGCTGGCGTTGAAGAAATTCGCAACGGTTTATCCGTCGTTCCTTTCCCCGGCGAACCTGAAACCTCCGTATATCGTCGCCGATGTGCGAGATACCCAACCGCTCCAAATGGCCCCGCTCATGAATGCCACGGCTCGCTGGCAGCATGTGCAGGACCGCGTGCGGGTCACGCTGTACGGCATGAGTAATGCCGATGTGTTGGCGTATCTCGATTACGTGGTGTCCTCTGCGTTGGAGGATGAACATTTTGGCATTACCAACCTGCCGGTCATCACTGACGGCAAAGCCAACCAGGTTGAGATCACCGCGCTGGCGAAACAAAAATTCATCGACTTTGACGTCAATTACTACCAGGCGACGACGCGCGATATTTCCAGACAGCTCATCAAAGAAGTCATCTTTAATTACGAGGTCGAATAATGGCTTACAACATTGTTACGGTTAACGTCTCGCAGACCATCGGTGCTACACCGTCCAATCTGCAACAGATGTCCGCCATCATTTCTGTCGGGTCCACGCTACAGAAGCCAGGTGTGCCGGTACTGATTACTCAAAACTCTGAAATCACGGATCTGGTCAAAAACGCCATTGGTTCACTGGTGGCCGAGGCCGCCTCATTTGGTGCTGATGTGACGATGACGTTGCCAACGGGCGTGGTCATCGATCGGGAAGTCGGCAGTGAGGTCGAAATTACGCTCAGCGGTTGTTCGCCGGCGAAGTGGAACGGTATTTATACGGCAACACTGACAGCACCAGGTACGCTTACATGGGTTTCCCTTGAAGACCTATCCGGCGAACCGACAACGCTTGGAACTTTTGCAATTGAAGGCAGTGACGATTTGGTCACAGCGGTAAATACCTTCTTTGCGCAGGGTAACTCAGTGGGCACGTATCTACTGGAGTTGGGGTATCTCGACGGCACGGTCAAGGATGAAGTAGCCGCGCTGAAAACCTACATGGAAGAGCCACTCAAGGCGTTTTATGCGTATCTGGTACCGGCGGCATGGGATAAGGATCCGGACTTCATCACGTTGACGAAGCTGTATACAGCGAATGAGGCCAAGCAATATTTCTTCGTGCTGACAGCAGCACCAACGGACAGTAATTACCTCACGCCGTACGACAATATCAAGTCGGTGGTTGCGGTGAGTGATGACACTTACCCGACAACCAACGCTGCCGCGTCAGTGATGTGGAATTTAGTCTCTGCATCACCATCAGAGATCAATAAAGTGCCGCCAATGGCATTCCGCTTCCTGCAAGCCGTGAATGCGAATAAGGCCAAGGCGTCCATCCTCGCCACTATGACGAAGCAAAATATCAACTACGTCGGAACCGGGGCGGAAGGCGGCATTGCCAATACCATTCTCATTAAGGGGGTGACCAGTGACGGCAATGATATGTCCTATTGGTACTCCGTTGACTGGGTACAGATTAACGTCGACATGATGCTGGCAAACGCCGTGATCAACGGCAGCAACAACCCCATCAACCCGCTGTATTACGATCAGGATGGTATCGACCGTCTACAACTGGTGGCGCAGGGCGTCTTCAATACTGGCACTTCGTACGGCCTGGTAAACGGTTCTCCAGTGGTTAACGCCATTTCCTTTAAGGCCTACACCAAGGATAACCCGAACGACTACAAAATCGGTCGTTACGCTGGGCTTTCGGCAACTTACACGCCTATGCGCGGGTTTACCGAAATTATCTTCAACATCAACGTTACCATGCAATTGGCTTAAAGGAGCTGAACCGTGCCGAATCCAATGATCAGTCCCGGTGTTCTCAACCGCGTCCGGGCCAGTGCCAAATTTACCGATCACCCTGAGCTGAATGTGTCTGCTTCCTACCTTGCGAAAGAAGGGGTGGAGATCTCATTCCAGGGCAACATTGTCGAGCCGCTACAGGCCATGACGGGTGTCGTTCAGTCTCCGCAACCCTACATACTGGCTCAGGCGAAAATTCATCTGCTGCGCAGCCAGGCGCTCGCTACCCAGTATAAAAAACAATGGGAGGTGAACGGCATCGTGGGGGGGGTGCGCCTGTATACCGATAGCAGCGTGTTCGGTGAGTTTGATATGACCAACACAGCAATCACCTCAGTCGGTGATATGACGTTTGCCGGCGGAGATCCTGGCGTTGTCATCACCCTGACCGGTACCTATTACGTCAACTCGGATATGTGGGAACTTTGATGAAAATTTCGCGTGCTATGAACCTTATCGTGCCGGTGGAAACGGAGACCGGCACGGCTTACATCCATTCAACCCCCATTTCCAAGGAAATCTATAAAGAACATTTCCTGATCCTCAGCAAAACTTTTGCTGCCATTTTCACCGAAGGGTTAGGAACCGTCGTGGGGCCGCGTATCGCTTACATGATGCTGGAAAAAATCGCGACCGATGCCGGTGTATGGGAAGGTGCAGACGGTATCCGTAATACGCTGGTGGGCGAAATCATTCGCCTTTCCAACCTGGTGTATCCGGTCGAGGAGAAAGGTTGGGATACCAAACCCCTCGACGTGGCGTTAGATAAGGGTGTTGTGGAACTGGATGAAATGATCGGCGAACTCGTTTTTTTTACATGCGTCTCTGCGATAAACAAACAGGATCAAGCGAAGGCGCTAATGGAGGTCGTGAGTGGTCTGTGGAACAGTGCAACCACGTCATTGAGTCTTATGGCCTGGATCGATTCGTTGGAGATATCGAAGCCACCCGCCAGTTCTGGCGAGACGGTGAGCACCTCGTCAGCGACATCCTCGACTATTGTGCCGGTATAGGTTTCCGCGAATTATTTATCGACACGCCGTTAAATCTGAAAACAGCAGCTCAGTTGCGTGAGCTGCTGAAGTGCAAACCACCCGGGGGGCTTTAATGGCCGGAAACCAATTACCTGTGCTGACGCTGGATATCGATGAAGAGAAGATCCGCCAGTTGCAGGAAATCTCGGAAAAATTCAAGGCCGCATTCAGTATGGGGCCAGCCGGGTTCACAATTAATGCCCCATCAGGTCAGAAAGCTATCCCAGGGGATAACCACAAACCGCCAGCGCCTAAAAATGACACACCTACCAATGTCCCTAAACGGGATGGCAAGGGTAGATTTGTATCGTCTGGAGCGGCTAAACCTCCTGGGCCCAAGCTAGGTGGGGTTGGGGAAAGCGATTTCGAGAAATTCCTAAAGCAGTTGAATAAAAACGCTCAAGGAACGTTAAAAACGTTTGGACTTATAAACCGAACGCTGGGAACCACTACGACCAAGCTTAAGGGGCTTTTCTCGACTACCTTGTCATGGGGTTCAAAGCTATTAGCATTAAGCATTGCGGGGCCGTTTGGCTATGGCTTGATGGCGGGAAATGCATCAAATCAAAATAAAAACGCCCAAGGAATGAATGTCACTGCCGGGCAGATGAAGGCTGCTAGTAGCGTCTATGGGCCACGCATTTCAGGCGTAGATAATATTATGCAGACATTGGCTGCTGCACAAAACAACCCCAGCAGTGATGCGTATCGAGGGCTTATGTCTCTAGGGATAAACCCTAGAGACAGTGCCGGTGAAAACCTGCCAAAGTTTATGACGAAAATGACAGAGTTACTGGAGCAATATAAAGGCTCTGGTGTTTCACAAGCGGTGCTTAATGCCAGAGGGCTAGGGTGGGTGGGGGTAAATACAGCAAACCAAATAGCTGCTAATGGGAAGGATATCCCACAATTCAACAAAACATACGAAGAGCGAACTAGAAAACTTGATGGTCAATTAAGTCCCGGGACTCTTAGGGGGTATCAATTCGTATCAAGCAACCTCTCCTATAATGCAGATAGAATCGGTAATACATTTCTAAATGCATTGAGTAAGTTATCTCCTTCGATTACACGGTTTTCAGACTCGATCACGGCAGGATTAGAGAAGTTTATCAATGGAGGAAATGGGAAGGCAGCATTTGAAACTGTGGCCGCTGGGCTAAATAAACTCGCTACGTGGCTCGGCAGTGAAAGTTTTAAGCGTGATATGGATGATTTCTCATTAAGAGTGAAGGAAATCTCAACCGCTATTGGTAATGCAATTAAATTTATTAGTGGGAATTCAAAGCTAGACGGAGCTGGTAAAGTCAGTGATGCAGGGGAAAGTAGTGGTCGATGGGCAAGGGATAAGCTACGGGAACATGGTTTCTCTCTTGATTGGTGGACCTTCCCAGATGAGCGGAAGGCTGTTGAACAGCATGCTCAATCTGCCAGCGCCCCTAATTGGAATAAGGGGAGCTTAAACCAGCATCTACCGGGTGGGGATGTCGGAGATATTAAGGACTTTGTTGTAAAGACGAACGATGCCGCAAAATTACCGAAAGGCATGATGTCTGCTATCGCAGAAACAGAATCATCATGGAATCCCCAAGCATTTAATAAAGATTCTGGTGCTTCTGGATTGTGGCAGTTTATTCCAGCAACAAGGAAAGCTTATGGACTAAGTGAAACGGATGTGTTTGACCCCCAAAAATCTACCGACGCAGTTGTAAAATACCTGCAAAGCAATATGAAGCGGTACGATGGGGATATAGCCAAGACGCTCACTCAGTACAATGGCGGTCGGTTTGATAAAAATGGCAATATCAGCGCGAAAATGGAAACCATCAATTATCTGATGAAGACCCTTCCACATATACAAGGTGGTTTAGAGCAGCACCCTGGCATTATGAGGCAGTTGATAGCCGCACGCGATAGTCTTTCGAATGCTCCGAAAGATGCTCGCGTTATCATCGATGTAAACCAGAAGCCAGGATCAGATCTTGCCGTCCAGGTAGCAGGAATTTCATTGGTCAGGGGGTGAGTTTTGGGTCTTAACTACTTCGGTAAAGCGTTCCAACTGGCATTTGAAATATCTCCGATATTACTGGTCGATGGGATTGCCGCTGACATCCCTGGTGGCACATTGCCGATTGCTGCAATAACGGAAGGGCTGAGTCTTGCTAACGGTTTGTTACATGGTGAGATTAATAGCCCGACGGCGCATTTTATGCCAATGGCGGGCACTACACTGGTTCAGCAGGATGTAAGTAACCTGAATTTTTATAATCAGTTAACCGCCGCCAATGCAGTAGTCAATAAGCCCAACAGGGTCATGATGCAGATGATACGACCGGTATCCACCACGGATGGTGGCTATGCCACAAAATCGTTGACGTTTACTGCGCTGAAAATGGCTCTGGATAAGCACAATCAGAGTGGCGGCAGTTATACCGTGTTGACCCCGGCGTTTATCTATACCGGGTGCCTGCTGCGTTCTGTTATCGATAATTCCGGATTTTCGGAGCAGAACAAGCAGGTGCAGCATTCATGGATGTTCGAATTTGAGCAACCATTATTAAAAATATCCCAGCTTCAGGCGGCACTTGGGCCACTTATGGATAAATTTGATTCAGGAATGCCATCCTCTAGTGGGTTATCGTGGTCGGGTGTTAAACAAATTTTCCTTCAGGAGTTCTGATGGCGACAACATTCATTCCATTTAAGCCGAATGGGCAGAATCCCTTTCAGTTTCAGGCGGTGGTGGGGGGGAGTAATTTGTTTGCTACAGTTCCTTACAATCTGTACTCGAACCGATACTACTTAAAATTGGATGATGAACAGGGGAGGACGGTTGTTTATATTCCGCTGATTGAATCACCTGATAACTACGATATTAATTTGGCACTGCCTTTCGAACCAGGAACACTGGTTTTCCGGGCCAGTAGTCGGCAATTTGAGGTAAATTAAGTGAGAAGATATAGACTCGACATATTTGATAAAAACGGTAATATCCCAAAGTCCCAAGATGGTACACCTATAGGGCCATTTGATACTAATGACAGCCCAGGTCGAGGGTTGCACATTGAATTTGATGCGCTTATCACTGGTTATGATGTGGTGAATAGCGGAACGGTGATCACCATCTTTGGCCTACCCATATCCATGATATCCCAATCTGTAAATTTGGTAGGGGGGCGTGTAATCCTCCAAGCTGGATTTGCAAGCGGATTGCCGTTAGCTAACGATACTCAGTACGGGCCGATAATCATGGGGGAAATTTATAATGCCTATGGTAATTGGGTGGGTACAAATCAGGCGTTAAGTTTGGTAATCAACCCGGCTCCTCTTCCTAATACTGAAGCAGAAAAAGGAATAACCTTGGTTGGGCGAGAGGGGGATAAGTTGGGAGACGTGTTGGGGAATGCGTTAAAAAAAGCCTATCCAAAGTTTAATGTCGATGTTTCCATTAGTGATGAAATAGTTCTTTCTGAAAGCCCGGCAGCGGTATATGAAAACCTAGAGGAGCTAGCTACAGTTGCACGTAGTATGTCACAGGCTGTAATAAAAGATGAGGGGTATCTGGGAATTCAAATATCAGCACAGTGCAGCGGAATAAGGGTGTTTGATAACTATAAAGTGGAAAGTGCTCCTATTAAAGGAATTCTTTCTCATGAGCTAATTGGACAGCCTACGTGGGTAGACTATCAAACTGTTTCCTTTAAATGCCCACTAAGGAAAGATCTTCGCAATGGAGATGTGGTTGACTTACCCATCAATATTGTATCTGGCCCAGCTTCAATTTTATCTGTTAACTCGCCACAATCATTATCCAGCCAACGCAATGACGTTACGTTTTCAGGGAGGTTCTTAATTTCCTCCGTACGCCACGTGGGGCAGTATCTTACTGCTGATGGTAGTAATGCATGGGTGACGATTATTGAAGCGTACGGATTAAATCCAAAGGCAAAATGAATGAGTATTGGACAAAAGCTTCCGTTTTCAAAAACGCTCTCAAACATGGTGACTGCATCTACACAGCGTAGTAACGCATTAAGAGGGCGAGCACTGCCATGTCATGTGGTAGCGGTTAAGGGGCAAATTGTCACAGTTCAGTTTGATATGCTCCCTGGTGATCTTCAATATCCGCAGATCACCATCCCAGTCGCCACGTTCGCCTATATTCGATACCCGGTGCAGGTTGGCGACAAGGGGGTTACTGTGCCAGCGGATGTATCGCTGCGTGGCGTCTCAGGGTTAGGTACGGGGATGGCAAGTCTTTCGTTATCTCCATCGCTCACCCCTCTGTTCTTTGTGCCAATCGCAAATTCAAAGTGGTCTGATGAGGATCCCGATAAACTTGTTCTTTATGGGCCAGATGGGGCGATACTGAAAACACTAGATGGGAGTGCTTCCGTTACTGTATCGCCGAAAAAGGTAGAGATAAAAGCTGAGGATATTTATCTGGTCGGGCGCATCCACCTGAACGGTCAAATTCTTCAGGATGCAGGGCAAATACCTGGAGAGGCAACAGCGTCGCTTATTGGCCCTCTCACCGTTGAAAAAGACGCAACGATTAATGGGGTCAGCGTTAGTGGCCACGGTCATGATGTTAAAAATGTGCAGGGTGGCAGCAGCACGATCACGTCAGAAAAACCAAACCCAGGGGGCGAATGATGAGAACTTGGGGCCGAGTCGTTGATGAGGCGGGAAAGCAACAGTGGGTTGCCGTAGAATCTGATGCAGATGGTGATTTTTCCTATGGCTGGTTAACTACGCTTATCCAGACGTTGAAGCTGAGTCTGGGTGAGTCGCCATTCTACGCCCAATATGGTATACCCGCGCAGCAATCCATTGTTACGCAAGTTTACCCAGACTATTACGTGAACGTCACCCAGCAGCAGTTCGCCGGCTACTTTGCTTCGTTGTCGATCACCAAGGTCGAGGGAGCAAAGAAACCGACGTACAACATACAGGCGGTGTTTCTCAATGGGGTAACGTACCGTGGGGATATCGCGATTTGACAACCCGACGGTAGGGGGGGGCTACTGTATTAGTCTATCCGCTGCGGGAAGTTGAGTTTCAACTGATATGGCAGGAATTAATAATAGGTTCCCCTTGACTTCGTTACTTAAAGTTTCTTGCGGGTAGCGCCTGTCAAGCGGGTTAAGGACTGAAAGGCCGGAGCTCCTAAAAATTTGCCTGAAAATCACTTCCGAACCACTTCGTACAACACATACAAAATCTAGGTGTTCTGCTTTAAGTATTGGGTCAAAAACGATTATTGATCCGATAGGGAAGCCGTACCCGTCTGGGTTTGAATAGGCCATTGCTTCGTCTTTACTGACGATGGCAAATGCCATATTGCTAACTGGATATGAAGTTGGATGAAATTTAGAAGTCAAACCTTCCGCTCTAAATTCTTGTGCAAGGTAATCTATCACTTTGTCGAGCTCTAACAGTGGAACTCTAGCAGTGACTGATGCAGGAGAAATTCTCGATCTCACCTTTCCATCACCTTCACCTGCGGCTAGCCATTCAGGTGTTGTACCAAGAGCCTCTGCGAGTTTATGCAGCACACCTGGTCTGGGGTAGGAATTGGCGGCTTCGTATGCTGCTATTTGTCGCTGAGACACACCTGCCAATTTAGCCAGTTCGGTTTGAGTCATGGAGTTCAAAGCGCGCGCTGTAGACACTCGCTCATAAAATGGCCCTTTAAATTCATAGGACTTCATAATTTTACTCATAAAAACTCGAAACTTCTTGATAGTTCATATTGATGAAGTATTATGACGTTGTGTGAAGATAAAAGGAGTATCTCATGGCAAAGAAAGAAGTAGCAACAGTGAATCCTTTGCAGATTCGTATCCCACCAGAGCTAAGAGAGGGGATTGATGCCTCGGCAGAGAGGTGCTTCCGCACCATTCATAGTGAAGTCCTGTATCGACTAAAACTGCTGGATGATTTGGTGAAAAAAGGTGATGTGGTTATTCAATAAGGTAAGGCCCGGCAGTGCAGCAACACATACCGGGCCTAGGTGTCAACTATTTTCGGAGTAATCGACATGTCGAGTATAGCAATTCTTGAAGCAGTAAACACCTCTTCCGTGCAGTTCCACGAACAGCCAATCATCACGGCAATGGTGGCTGGTGTGGCTTATGTGGCGATGAGGCCAATAGTAGAGAACATTGGCATCAACTGGAAAGGGCAGCACGTTAAGCTTGTGAATCAAATGGATAAATTTGGGTGTGGAGATATCTCCATTCCTACAAAAGGCGGCATCCAGAAGATGCTCTGTATTCCACTTCGTAAGCTCAATGGCTGGCTATTCAGCATCAACCCCGCAAAGGTTCGTGCTGACATCCGCGATAAGCTGATCGCCTATCAGGAGGAGTGCTTCACTGTTCTGCATGACTACTGGACGAAAGGGCAAACCACCAACCCACGTAAGATGAAGAGGGGCCTGCCCGGAAAAATTACACCGGAACAGCAGGAGGTCATCAAGCAGTTGGTTCTGACTCGCGGTAAGAGCGTGCCGCAGCAGTATCAAGCCAAGGCAACCATCACATTGTGGTCAGCGCTGAAAACTCACTTCGGCTGCACCTATAAGGATATTGGTGAGGAGCAATTTACCGAGGCGCTATCGCTGGCCTCACGCATTCCGCTGGAAGGCGAAGTGCTGGAGCGAGAGGATCCTCAGCCGGCAAAAGAAATCACTACCCCGACGAATTGCCGCATCCTACATACCTACAACGAATTCGGCATTATTGTTGGTGCTCAAGTAGCCAGGGAAGATGAATTCCTTACCAGCGCCCAGGGGTTTGCACAGATAGCCCGTAGGCGTGGATATGTCATGGTTAAGGCGGAGGACTTTATCGGGCTTACCTTCAAATAGGGAATATCAACACAAAAACCTCGCACGTAGCGAGGTTTTGAATCATTACAGATAATGGTTATTTACAATATCTATAATCAGAAACCAAATACTCCATCACAATGTTGCCGCTTCGTGGATCCATGACGCGGCACGTAAAGTATTTCCGATGCTTCTTCTGGTAGTTTTCGTAGCGAACAACCTCCTCCCGGGTGCTATTAGGCTTCAGGATTGGCACCTCTTCTCTTGGGGACGTGTGGCAGGTTTTAGTCTCGGGTTTTCCCGCCTGGGCAACACACAATCGGTTTGAATTGCCTGTGGCGAATACAGGCATTGTCATTATTAGAATCATGCAAGCAATTACGTGAGTGAGTAATTTTTCCATGAAGGTGAAACTCCCAATGTAAAAAAGGTGACTTATGTCAGACCTACCAATAATAGTTACACAATCCGGCGCACAACCCACGCCACCAAAAACACTTTTGTCGAATCTTATCACAAACGTTTCCGCCATTGTTCCCGGTTATACAGCTAATCTCCCCGCAGGGCTTATCACTGACTTGGCAAGTACGGCTACTGGGGCTGTAGCCCTTATTGATAGCGCAATGGTGGATACCATCAACTCGGTGACGCCATACGGTGCCAACGTACCGATGCTGATGCAACTGGGGAATATCTATGGAGTAACGCAGGGGAAAGGCTATAACACATCTGTATACGTGATTTTTATGGGGTTGCCGGGGTTTGTCATTCCGAAAGGATTAATCGTATCCGACGGTAACTATCAGTATGCGGTTCAGAACAACACTATTGTGCCCAGTGGCGGGCAGACATCCCCAGTGTATTGCCTGGCGACAAATAGCGGGACGTGGGCGGTACCGGCTGGGTCGGTAACTCAAGTCATAACTTCGGTGCCGAGCAGTACTCCTCTGACTTGTACAAACGTTACAGCTGGGGTTTCTGGTGCAGACAAACAATCTGAGGCATCGTATCGATCACAGGTGATGCGGGCCGGGATGTTTGCCGTGCAGGGAACGCCAGATTGTCTTAAGGCCGCACTTGAGAAGGTATCAGGTGTCAGTAAGAATCTTATTTCATATCGGCAGGTGTCTGTAGGTAAATGGGCGATTATTGTTGGCGGTGGTGAGCCGAATGAAGTCGCGAATGCAATTTATCAATCTATTCCTGACATCTCTGTATTGACGGGAGATGTTAACAATCCAGGCGGAGACCCTCCCGAGAATATAACGGTTACTATCATTGATTACCCTGATAGTTATGATGTTCCATTTATCTTGCCTACAGCGCAGAATGCTTCTGTTATCATTACCTGGAATGTTACGTCAGATAACTACGTAGATCCTGAAAATGTTTCATCGGTAACTAAAGAAAAAATCGTGGATTACATTAACTCAATATTTGTAGGAGTCCCGATAAGTATCTATCAGATTCAAAATGTTTTTCTTTCCGCAATATCAAGTCTGGTTAAAGTGTCTCAGGTTTCCCTTATAGATGTGGTTGTGGCAATAAATGGCTCCATTAAGCAACCAGAGCCAGAGACCGGGTTGATTTACGGCGACTCATACGGCTATTTCACAACAGACCAGTCTAATGTAACGGTACAACAATATGGCAGCACCAGAAGAGAAAATAATCCCGGCATATCCGTTCGTTCAATATAATGACGATGAAAATGTTGTTGCATTTTTTTCAGCTTATAACATTGATGCGCAAAAATATCTTAGTGCATTTAATGATCTGTCATTGGCTTATTGGCCGTCGACAATAATTACTGGCTATCTACTGGACTGGGTGTCTGAAGGGATTTATGGCGAAAGCAGGCCTGTATGGCAAACATCTAAAGGCAGCGTAGCCAAAGGGACGTACGATACAACAGAGTACAACACCATACCCTATGCAAAACTTAGAAGCTATGCGCCTGGTACAACTGAGCATTTACCAGATGATTATTTTAAGCGGGTTTTGACTTGGAATTTTTATAAGGGCGATGGGATGCAATTTACGGTCCCATGGTTCAAGAGACGAATTGCAAGGTTTATTCATGGTGAAAATGGAATTGATCCAGGGATAGATAACACATTTGATGTAAGTATAAAAAGTGAACTCGGTGTTTTTTATATCGAAATCCCCGATTATGGAAATGGTGTGGGTTATTTTTTAAAAACAGCAATTGAACAGGAAATGGTTAAGTTACCATTTATATATTCCTACTCAGTTTCCGTGGTTAAAGCCATCTCAGCCGAGGTGCTTCTCAGTGAGAGTGGTGACCAATTTATTACGGAAAATGGGGATGTGTTAGTAACCGAAGGTGGTGTTTCGCCATGACCAACAAGAAATTTAGTGAATTGACTTTGACCGGTAGTGTTAATGATGCGGATATTTTTGCTTTAAGCCAGCAGCAGGCGGGAGGAATTTGGTCATCCAGGGGGGTGACAGGGGCGGTATTGAAAGCCGGACTTGTTGGGCCTGAGGGGCCGCAAGGACCGGAAGGGGAAGCAGGTCCCCAAGGGCCCAAAGGCGACACTGGTGCTGATGGTCCGAAAGGAGACAAGGGTGATCCAGGCCCACAGGGTCCAAAAGGAGATCCTGGTGATAGCGGGGATATAAAAATAGATCCCAATTCAAATAACATCCTTACAACTAGCAGTGCCGGGCTACTGGTAGACCGTTATAAGGCTCCTAATGTTGGTATCACGGGAACATACGTTAGTACCGGTAGTGGGCCTGATTTCACTCAAGATAATGCTTTTAGTACAACTGGCGGCATTTGGCGGGTAAAAAATACAATTATGCTTAGTAGAGTCCCAGCTAAATATAGCGGAGCTGTTATTCTTGATATTTCTTTGGGAAAAATACCTTGCGACTCATCAGGCATTCCATTGCTATATACATTAAGTACAACGACAACAAGTAAACAGGTTAACGGCGTTTGGCGTCAACATTCAGTAATGATACTTGCCATTAATGGTAGTCCGATAAAATTAATGGATGTCGCTTCAGGTGCAATGGAAGATTACAGCGAGGGTGTGGCGTGGAGTGTGAGCGTTAAATATACATTCGGGGATATGGCCCCATCAGTTTGATAAACCCGTATTTTTATCTCTCAACGTGATGGTAAATGAATAATGATTATAGGATTCGGAAATAATGTGGCATCCGCTCTAGCTTCGGATATCACTGCAACGCAGACGTCATTTGCGGTAATGCCGGGGACCGGTGCAAAATTCGCCAACTTGCTAACAACTGACATATCCAACCCGGATAGTCCCCATGGCATTTATGCGAAGATAACTTTGACCGACAGCCAACAAACTGTTTTTGAAATCTGTCATCTTTTATCAGTAAGTCAAGATACGTTAACTGTATTGCGCGGACAGGAAGGTACCCAGGCCAAAGGATGGTCGCTAAATGATGTAGTTGCAAACTTTGCGACCCGAGGATCTGAGCATCATTTTGTTCAAATAGAGCAATTACAGGCGGGGGACTATACGGCGGCAAAAGCTGGAGGGACGGCTAATGCCTTAGCAATTATGTTGCCTTCAACGTTTTTTAATAACTCTTCGACAGATTGGCAATTAAACACTCCTCTAGTCATCACGCCGACGGTTACTAATACTGGTGCAGCAACATTGCAGGTGACGATTTCAGGCAAGGTGGTCGGGACTTATCCGTTAGTTAAGGGAAATAATACAGCGCTTCAAGCAGGGGATATTGTCGACAAAAGTCCGTTTGTTACTGTTTTCAATTCTGAGCAAGGAAGATTTATCATATTAAATCCGACGACGGAAATTGGACTGGTACGTACGGTAAATTCGATAGGCCCAGATGTTAGTGGTAATGTTGCAATCCCAATGTATGGTTTGGGTATGGGGGCGCAGCAGAAAGCCGATGCGTACAACAATATCGGTGAAATCTACCGCGTCAATAACACCTCGGCCAACGCTCCGACGACAGGGGTCGCTGGTGTCATCAGCTTACCTTGTGACGGTGGCCCCTCTACAGGGTACGCATCTGTCAGTAATGCTGGCGCGATGTGGGCGGGATTTTCTACCACGCCAGAGAAGGGGGTAACCTGGAACCGGGTATATACCACGGCATACAAACCCACTGCGCAGGATACCGGGGCTTTACCGTTAACGGGCGGCACCTGCACCGGCCAGATTATCGCTCCGAACTTTGCTAGCACTCCAGATGCTACACCTGTTGGCTCTGGAACCTATTCTGAACAATTGGGTAACCAGGCCCCGTTCTTCCAGCCTAACTGGCAATGGCCGGTAACTTCTGGCGGGGTCTTTGTGCCAATTGCTAAAGGGACGTCGACCCGGAAGGACAAAGGCTGGCCGACTGCGATAAGCTACGGCTATCTGATGCCCGGTGAAGATATGCATGCCCATCCTGTCATCCATGCATTGGGCGATAGCGGCATGGAAAACATCTGGGAGTTTGACACACAGACCGGCGGTTTGCGTAGTGGTAAGGTGGGAGAATTCGCTACTCAGAATTGGGTTAACAGTCGATGTCCGTTCCCCGTTGGCTATTTCATGCTGATGGGAAATGACAGTGACCCCAACGGCTTATATCCCGGCACGGCGTGGCAAGACATGACCGGCGCGTACGATGGTCGAGTGCTTAGCCTTGGGTACGACGCCCTGGGTACCGGGGGCAGCAATAGCGTTACCCTGGGAGTGGAGCACATGCCGCCACATTCCCATAACCTCAAAGCCTACCATTCAAATACGTCACTTGATGGTGGGTGGTCAAGCCGCTATAGCGTCGACCCAAGTGAAGGTTCAGAGGCTAATGACGTAATTACCTCCACTGGTGGTGGTCAGGGTTTCAATGTGACAAACGCTTATGTTCATGTGCGGGGTTGGATGCGAACTGCATAATAAAAACCCGCGAAATTCGCGGGTAATTTTAGGCTCCCTGGTGTTGGTGAGCGTTTATGCTTTCTTTTTCCGCCCAATGAATATGGACCGGGAGAATTTAAAGATGCTGTTTATTGTTTTTTTCAGTGGTGATACAGGTTTGCATTTATCACAATACCCAGGCTCACCATTTTCCCATGCGGATTTATCATCAATCCAGAGACCGCATATCTTACAAAATGTCATGTTCACAATGCCTCCTTGCGAAAAATGACGGTTAATGACTGTACAGCGATATAACATCACCATTCAAATGGGTATCGCCGATCGATTTGTGCATAATTGATCGCTGAAAACGATCGTTTAACTATGAGATTGTCTCTGCTCAACAGGCTTACGTGATAATCTGCTCATAAATTAATCTGAGGGGTGCATATGGAACTGAATGAAGAACGAGCAGTGTTTATAGCCAATGAGATTGGCGCGGCGGTGATCGAGCTCATAGCCAATGGCATGGACGTGAATCGCCCCAATATCACTGATTACTTGGAGTTGAAACGTAAGACTGTGGGTAACACGCTTTACAAAGGTGTGGTGAGGGATGCTGCCGCATTAGTGAGAGTGAAGTAGATGTGCAAGAGAAGTGAGACTTCGGAGTATGCCAACTGCAAAAATTACCCGATCTTACAAAGCGTACTCGGGGGTTAGCTTTCGCGTAGCACATAGACAGTGTAAGATGCGCTCCATGCTATGTGGGTAGTTTTGGTTTTGTGTCCATCACTGTGTCCACCGATTAAAAATGCACGTGCTTAATCTGAGAAAAAATCTACTAA